GTCTCTACTACAGAACCTTTAGGTTCTGTGGTCGGGCCGGGTCGGGTCGGGTCGGGGCGGTGTGACACCGTTCTGTGACTCACAGCGATGTCACGTTGACCTGTCACATGTGAGTCACGCGTGACATTTTCGCGTTCTCCCTGCTCTTGGCGTTTTCGGTAGCGCGATTTGCGTTGCCTTTCGGCGGCTTCTTCGCGCTCTTTTAGCTTCTGTTCGCGACTGGGTTGCCACCCATTCCAGTCGTGAAAGCGGAACACTTTCGCACCGTTTTCGGACCTACCTTCAACCCAAATGCCCGCAGAAACGAGCGCATTTATTTGAGATTTCGTGCCTTTAAATCGTTTGACTTGGCTTGCCGGGATGACTCCGTCGGTTAGATGTTTGCCGCACCATGCGCCCGATTTAGTCCACAAACCGATAGCAGCGTTAGGCACGTCAAGAAACTTCGGATGGTCGTAGAAGCCATCGTCAACCTTGAACCAAGTCATCGTCTTGTACCTCCTTTTCTATGGATTGGAATAACTGGATTAATGCATCGAGGAAGTCCGGCCTAGCGCAGTACACGTCTTGGGATTCCAAGTAGGCGCGCATGTCCTGGCGGGCACGGTGGTCAGGGTCAGTCATGGATAAAGTCCGTTGGGGTTAGAAATAGACCCCGCCTGTGGACTATTGAGGTCCTGAACAAAACGGGGTTATGTGGTGGGGTCGACGAGGACGGTGGAGGTTGCTTTGAGAGTGAAGCGTCCGTCTCTGGTGACCCCGTGAACTGTGCCGTCGTATTCGGCGGCGTAGGTGATGCGGTCGGCAATCTTCTCTGGGTCAAAGGTAGAGGGGAAAAGAACCACCCTTTTGCCCTTGTATTCGGGAAGTTCGGCGGCTTGAATCTTTACATTCCCCATTTAAAATGGTGGCTCCTGATTCTGCTGTCCCGATTGTGCCGGCGGGGTCGACCACGCCCCGCTAGCAGCGGTTTGTCCATTCTGCGCGGCGTTATCCCACGACTGCTGCGCCTGGCTGGGCTGCTGCTGCGGCGCGGCGGGGAGCGTGTAGTAGCGCATCGCGTTGAACTCTATCTTGCTGCGCTTTTCACCGTCCTTGGTTTCCCACGAGCGGGTTACGAGCTTGCCTGTGACGGCTACCTGGTCACCCTTTTTCAAATCAGCGGCCATCTCAGCCCACGGGGTGGGATTCTGCTTATTGCCTTGCTCGTTCCAGATGGTTACATCTAGGTACATGTTGCGAGTCTTTACCCACTGGTTCTGCTCCTGGTCAAACCTATTGTCTGAGCTAGCGAGGGTGAAGTTAGCCACCGCGGCGCCCTGCGGGGTGAATCGTAGTTCTGCGTCGCGTGGGAGTCCGCCGGTGAGTGTAATGAGGTCAATCATTTATTTGTTCTCCTGCAGTTCGTTCCAGCGGTCGCGGCCAAGGTTGATTACTTTTTGGGGCACATCACTTTCTTCGCGGATTTCGTTCATGAAGTCGGTGACTGCCTCAGCACTAGTCAGCTCTGCGAGGGCGGCTTTTACATCCCGCACGAACTGGTCATCTTCCGGTTCCGGTTCTTGCTTCTTCTTCGGCGCCGGTGCCGACAGGGCCTGCTGCGCCACATCCTGACGAGTAGCCTTTTGCCGAATGGGTTCCGACGTATCCACAAAGCTCTCGGAATCGAAGTACACATCCCCTAGTTCATCGGGGAACGCCTTTCGGAAGGCGCCAGCGGCTGCGTTCTTTCCCAGCATGAAGGTTGGCTTCGCATCCCACATTGGCGTTAGGTTTCCTTCTCGGCCCCAAGTTTGCTTGGACTCATCCCAAGTAACGACATGCGGGAATGGTTCACCGTCTCGGTACACAATGACCTTGGCGAACTCCGGATACCCCATGCGGGCCACGTTCCACGTGTCGCGCCATTCTGTCTCCTGCCCTGTGGAATGGTCGATTCCCTTATACAGCCAGTCGCCTTCGCGGTAGGTGCCGCCCTCCTGCTTAGCGATACGTCGAGCTGTTCGACGTGCTCCGCCGATACCGACTTGGAGGGTGTAGGTCTTACCGTTCTTCGTCTTGCGCTCAATGAGCGCGATTTGCGACGGGTCTTGAGGGTTCAGGCCCAACGCTTCGGCGCGGGCGAAGAACATTTTCAGGTGATTGGCTGGAATTTGCTTGTACCCTAGCTGCTCAATGAGTGTCATTTCCTGCTCGTTGAACTTAGCGATTTCATTACTCATTTAGATGTTCCTTTCATCGTCGAATCGGTCGAGGGTGATTTCTGTGAGTGCGAGGGCGGTTTCCTCATCATGGCCGCGGGCGGTGAAGCACTCCATGAGGTAATGCGCCTGGTCGGCAAAAGCAGTCAGCGCCGCATAGTTTGCTTCTGTCACGGTGCGCGCGACTTCGAGTCGTCGCCGCGGCATATCACTCGGAATAGGAGTCATAGTTTCTGGCGCTCCTTGTCTGCTTGGTCGTGGATTTGTTGGTAGAGGTCACGCATTTCTGGGAACGTGTCACCGTGGTCGCGCATCCAGTCGAAGGCTTCGCATTGTGCTCTGTTTAGGGCGCGGTTCTTTGCTCCCTTGCTTGGTTCTGTGGTGTAGATGCTCATTAGTTCACGACCTTTGTTAGGCGGAGGCGTGTGGAGCCTCGGCGGGTTTTGGTGTTGAACTCGGCGTAGAGGTCTGGGTGGACGGTCTTAAACGCCTTACTGTCGAAAGTCTTAGAATCCTTGGTGGTGGAAACACTCACCTTGTAGCCGGCGTGCGTACCCGCGTAGGAATCACCGAGTAGTTTCAAAAGGTCTTTCTTGTAGGTCTTGGCTAGGTCAGACCAGCTGGCGGATTTTTCTTCCGCGTCTGCTAGTTGCGCTACGAGGTCTTCTACCTCGTCGGCGTCTTCTAGGCTGGTGACCTCACCCATCCAATCCGGGGTGGTGCCTTCCAGCCAGGCGAACCATTGCGCGGCGGTGCGTTGCATGTCCTCCACCACCTTGGGGTCATAGTGGATTACCTGATACTCGTACCCGTCCGGGGTGAACTCCCCGTCCTGCTCCTGGTAGTACTCCACCAGCAGCACGCACGCCTCGGCGCCCGCATGCCACATGTTTGCCTGCACCTGCAGGTAGTACCCGTCGGGGCACCAATCATGCCAATACCCACCAGTGAATTGGTGTTTAGCGGTTTTAATCTCACCAATGACCTCCCCGTCCTCACTGAAAAGGTCTGGGGTGCCACACAGGCGCTCATCATCTTTGTTGATGATGATGGTTTGCGGGTCCGCGTTGTACACAAGACGCGAATCAACCTCCGCCACAAGCGGCGCCAGCACGGGTTCGCGGGCAGTGCCCCAAACCGTGTAGTCATTACCGCCCCACCGCTTCCCTGTTTCTTTCTGCTCGCGCAGTTCCTGCCACTGTCTAGCAGTCCTGCTTAAATGCAGGTCCCTTAGCTCCGTTGAGGTGAGGTGCTGGCGGCGGAACTCGAACCATTCATCATTATTCTCTGGTTTGAATGTCCTCAATTTAGTTCTTCCTCTTAAAACTCGTGGTGCCCTTATTCGACTCACGCAGAATTTTCTTCGCATTCCTCGCATGGCGCTCACAGAACCGGAACCCAACCCCCATACCAGGAATGTCCTCACCCTCAAGTAGGCAGTTCGCGTAAAGGCGGCGGTCCCGCTGCTCATAGCAGCGCTTGATATACTCCCTCGCTGCCCTCAACGTCTGATACCTACGCGGCGCATCCCCAAGGTTCACCACCCACTCCCCCTTATAGAGGACAGGGTGAAACTTCTGGTATGCCTGTTCTAACGTAATTCCTACATCCATACTGGCGGCACCGAAATAACCCAATGGAAAACAAATCCAACCATGCCGCCAAACACGCCAGTAGCCCAACACAGGCGCACCCGCTTAGCGGCAACATCCTGCCAATACGCCAACTCCTTATACGTCGGCTCACGGCGCTCCGAGCGATTACTTACGCACATGACAAAACCTCCTCTCATAAGCAGAAATCTGGCCGGTCACACTATTGGCACCACTAGCAAGCGTGAGAATTTGACGACGAGTCTTCTCAGGAAGATGAGCAAGGTTGTAAATCGTCTTCAACCGAGCCTCAATATCCCTCATATAAGCCTTCGCCTCAGAAGCCGTAATCTGACGCATCATCTACCTCCAAATCATTACAAAAGTCCGATTAGTTCGTTGAAACATACGTTTTATAAAACCCATTGGTTCTCCCCCATCAGATATGCGTCGCACCAATCGCGGCGCACACGCCACCTGCGGCCAACTTTCACACCACGCAACTCGCGGCGCTGCAAAAGCGTGTACACAGTGTCACGGTCCATCCGCATGTACTCGGCTGCCTCATCAGCCAATAACCATGTGGTAGTGTCCATAGTGACCTTTTCCTTTCCAGGTCTAAGGCCCCGTACACAGTCGCAGTGCATACGGGGCCATTCTTGTATGTACGGGGTGGGTGCAGGCGCGGCTAGTGGCTCGGCGCCCACGCCTTCACTTACGGAGCCAGTAACACTCCACACCCACCCCTAGTGCGCGGCCAGGGAGTTGCACCCCGGTGACTCCTTCGATGCACTCCTCCCCTACAGCGGAAAATACGTCCAACGCTGGACAGACAGCGACGGAGAAGAACAACAAAAGACAACAACCGCTAATGCCGGTTGATGTAGCT